GCAATGCTTATTCGCAGAAGTTCGGGTCCACGAAAGACTTGTCTACTGTAGCGGATTGGGCGGCACTCAGCTTGGCGAATCAAGTCGTGGTGATGCCGAAGGAAGGAGAAGCACTCAACGAGAATCTGGAAGAGGTGCACGTTATGCAAGGTCTGGCCAGCGGCACTCGCCCTACGACCTACGAGAACGATATGCAAAATAGAGGCAGCAACCACAGCCTAAGATTGTCCTTCAAGCGATTATATGGCTACGATCCGGTACAGGAAGAACACAACAATGGAGATGACTTGTGGCAAACAATGAAACCTGGCACTCATTCATTAAGTGATTCGATGATTCTAAATCGGTTGGCGAGGTTTAATGGACATGAGGGACAGGATGCTAAGAACCTCAATGGCTGTGGTTGGGGCGAGTACTTAAGGTGCTTCAGTGACTCGGCTGGTAATGTCAGCGGTTGTGTTCTGCGCACAGTGGCTACGTATGTGGTCTCGAGCTGGCAAGCATCAACTAGACGTGATCCTGTTGAGGTTGTCGTCTCAGCCGGTGAGGTTATCGGTTTAATGGTGCGCCGAGGTATGTCGCGTGAGTGTGCTGATTGGTTAATGCGTTTGACCCATAGATATTGGGGCGCGGTGTTGATCGGTGGTTACACTGGTCAAGGCGGTAAACTGAGCGACAAGAAGGCAAGCGAAGCAGTTGCGGAGCGGAAAGAGCAGGTGAATGCGACGCCGAGAGCACGAGCAGAGGTGCCTTGGCTGTGGTTAATCGGCAGCAAGACCGTAAATGGTGCTGACTGTTACGAGGATTGCTCAGAAATTGCTGGTCACACGTTCGCTCTATCGTACGGCATAGACGGCAGTATTGACGCTGGCTCAACAGTTTTTCCACCGATGCATGGCTATCCAAGAGCGCCTGCACGCCCGAAGAGAAGTGAGCCGAACCCAATGGCTGTCAAGGCAGTTGGAGAAACTATGACGAACGACTATGCTGAGTTCTTATCTGTGGGATCAACCGGTTTTCGGAAAATGCCCAAGAGCACAAAAACTAAGCTATTGTCTGCGGTATCCAGCGAAAATAACTACTCAGGATTGCCGGCGAATCTGGTTGTTGAGATGAGTAGAAAGGACAACTTGGCTGACTACATATGGGTTACAGAACTATGCATGTGGGCTGAAATGTGTAAGGTCCTGACACAAACTGGTGGACGCGTATGTCCACGTGGAACCGTACAAGCGCTACAGTCTAAAATGCGCAAACTGTGGGCCAATCAAATGAATGCAGCACTCAAAGCCGTGTCTAGCAAGAGAACTATGGTTGATATAGTAATCAAGCAGTTGGCGGAGGGCGCTGACAGATGGCTGAATATGGCCCAAGAGTATCTGGCGGATGGCTCATCCAAAGTGCTAGCAACAGTTAAGCACGATAGGCTGCGTCTAGCGGCTAGAGATTCGTTGGTCAAAGCATTGATTGACGCTG